GTTTGTGTAAGACATGAAACTGAACCAGCTGGTGCTGTTGTAGTTAGTGCGATATTTCTGCGACCATATTGCTTCCATTCATTTACAACTGATTCGGGCATTTCTGCCATTAATCTGCACAAGAATTTGCTATTCTTTTCAAGTTCAAAATCATATACTGGAAATGGCCCTCGTTCCTTTGCCATTATAATCGATGATTGATAAGCAGAATGAGAGAGCGATTTGTATATGCTGCTTGTTTGTTCAATAGAATCTTGAGAGCCATAACGAATGTTAACGTATGCAAGTGTATCTCCTAAGCCAGTGACGCCTAGTCCTGTTCGTCTTCCGCCAGATGTAGCATTTTTAATCTTAAGCCAGAGATCAGCTTCTTGCTGCTTTACAGAATTTGATTCAGGATCTGATTTGATTTTTGCTAAAATCTTATCTACAGCCTCCATTTCAAGATCGACAAGATCATCCATTAAACGTTGTGCCTTTACTGCTACAATAGCAAAGCGTTCAAAATCAAAACTTGCTGTCTTCTCAAATGGATTATTAACGAATTTTGTCAAATTGATCAAAAGGAGTCTACAGCTATCATACGGACTAAGCACTAATTCACCACAAGGATTGACAGATGTGCTCGCATATCCCTTGCTAGCATATGCTTCAGTAGGCGTCCACGTCTTTACAGTGTCCCAGAATAAGAGACCTGGTTCTGCAGACGTCCATGCAGCATCTACAATCTGATTCCAAATATCTTTTGCCTTAACTACACGAGTCGATAGTGCTTCTTCTATTGGAACGTCAACGGGCCATTGAAGTGTGAAGTTTGTGTCATCCTTTACAGCTTTCATGAAATCATCAGTGAGCTTAATTGAAACATTTGCGCCTGTAACTTTTTTCAAGTCTCGTTTGATATTAATGAATGTCTCAATATCGAGGCTTTTAATTGAAATTGTCAACATCAAAGCGCCTCGCCTGCCGCCCTGTGCAACTTCACGACATGTATTTGAAAATCGTTCCATGAAAATTCCAATGCCATCAGTTGTGCCGGCTGCATTGGCTGTATTCATGCCCTTTGGACGAAGTGTTGATATATCAAATCCTACGCCGCCGCGGCGTTTCATTATTTGTGCCTGTTCCTGATCAGCAAACATTATGCCACCATAAGAATCTTCTGGTGATTTGATGACAAAACAATTTGATAACGACTGAATCTTATATGGATTTCCTATTGCTGACATCGGTGAACCCTGAGGAACAATTTCCCATCTGTCAAAATATCCAAAGATCTCATCTTCTGACATTGGATTTGGATATTTTGACTCGATTCGTGCAAATTCCTTTGCAAGACGTCTATGCATATGAGTCGGATGTGTTTCAAGAAATTCGCCCTCAGTATTTCTTAATGCGTATTTATCAACAAATACTGATGCTGCAAGCTCGTCTCCATTGAAATAAACCTGTGATACATTTAATGCGTCTTCTCTTGTGTACTTTGTCATGCTTGACTTTGTTTCCTCGTGACGGACAACTAACTATACAACAGGTTCGATAGTGGGGTTGATATCATTTACAGAAATTTTAGGCGACGGGAGTTCTGCCTTAAGTTCCTTCCAACGTGCCCTAAGTGCCTGCTTCTGAATATCTTCTGCAGAAACATTTGAATTATCAGGAGCATCTGCAGCGCCTGTTATTTCAAAGAGACTTCGTGCTGTATTCATCTTTATTGGGAAAATGAGGCCGTCTCGGCCTGCTCTGTTCTTCGCAATATAAAGACGACCCCAGCCTGTTGCTTTTTCATGAGGGCGTCGCGATACAGAAACGATTACATCACAAATCATTGCCTTACCATATGCTTCGGCCATATTGGTCATATCAATAACTTCTGCATTCGCGCCTTCCTTATTAGCTTGTGATGCTGTCCAGACTGGCACTTGTAATTCCATAGCAAGGCCGCGCAATTCCTCATAAACTAACTTTAGTTCATGACGTAATGAATCAAATTGACGAGTCGATCTCATGATGTCAGCATAATCAATGATAATCATGTCTGGTTTAAATCCCTTTAGATCGAGTCGTTCAATATGTGATTTTAAAGTATAGACAGACGCAGAATTAGTAGGATATTCCTTGATGTATAGACGGCCAAGAGCATTATTCTCATAACACTTTTTTACATCATCTTGTCTGTCGATTACTTCATTAGAATCAATATCACATAGATTGGAATCATAACGAATGCCTACAGATGTTTCTGAAAGCTCAAATGTGTAGTGCAAAACATTTTTACCCTCACGTAGAGCATTTGCACCAAGCATAACAAGAAAGTGACTTTTTCCGGCGCCGGTTGCGCCGACTGCGCACAAAAGCTCGCCCTTGCCGCTACCACCGTTAAAAATCTCTTTTTTATCAAGCTCTGACATGCGCGTCGGAATTGTATCTCTCTTGAGACGTGTAAAGCGTGCATCAAGTTCATTGAAGAAATCATGACCGACAGACGGGGCTGTTCCGACCTGAACAGCCTTCTTGATTGTCTCTACAATTGATTCATACTTATTTGCCTGCATCTGATCGACAGCAGATTCCAAAGCTTGTTTAAGTGCTTGCTTTCTGCAGAAGTCTAAAGATCGATCCTTGACATACTGAAGGTCGCCAGGATCTGGATTGGACTTCATACGTTGCAAATAGTCAATGATCTGATCTCTTAAGATTACATCAGTGCCCGTTTTAAGATCATCTCTAATAATAGTAACAAGCAATTGAAGTGTAGGAAAGACCTTATACTTCTTTGAATAAGCAAAGAAACGATCTGCTAAAAATTTAAGGTAGTTAACCTCAAAGTAATCAATGTTGATAACTTCAGTCATCTGTTCAGAAAATTTATGATCAACTAATAGTGCTTGAACAAGTTTCTCTTGAAAAGATTTACCAAATTGTGAAAATGATTCGTTTGACAGTTGTTGACTCATAATTTATGATCCTAGTGATTTCCTTTTAATCAGGTCTTCCCAGAGGAATACCTGAGGCCTTCTATAGACAACATCTCATAGAAGAATCTTTCAACATCGAAGTCTGTGATTCCTGCTGCGATGAGCCGACGTACGGTTCCAATCTTATCGACTGTGGGTACAAATGTATCCACTGCATGATCAATTCGTTTCGTCTGATCTGCAGATAGCATACTACCGTCTAGATGAACAAGTTGCCAATTTCGTTTAACATCCCCTACGCACTCTGTCACACGCTTATAGACTGATGACTCTTCAGAATGACTCGCTGCAAAGTTTAACAAATCTTGAAGAATAATCGTCTCATCGCTTCCTAGCATTGGAAACTTCTTTGCAGCAGTCTTAAATCCCATGCCCTTGATTCCCGGTATGTTATCTGAATCATCTCCACATAGACACTTTGCCAATGCAAAATTATGAGATCTAATTCTGAACTCCTCAAACAGGTCAGCATCTGTGACAAAGCGTTTTTTGTGAAGTGAATATATTTTTGTCTTGTCATCAAGCAGCTGATACATGTCCTTGTCTGATGACACGATAACTCGATTCATATTTCTCAGCGGGCCACGACAAAGATATGCAATGATATCATCTCCCTCAACATCAGAAACATATAGTTGACATACTGGCATACATTTGAGAATGTTAATCAGTGTAATCATCTGTTTCTGTTTGTTGTCTTCAGAATCAGGAATATCATCATCGTAGAATCGATTCAGCTTGCCCGGCTTGCGATTTAATTTGTAATCGGGAAAAAGTTTTCTTCTACGTTGAGAACCTCCACCTTCCCATGCTATATACACTTTTGAAGGCTGATATTCTCGACACAATTTTTGCAGTGTTTTAAGAAAACCTACACATCCTCCAATTTGATCTCCATTTGGAGTGAGTTGAGGATATGCGCAGTATGCCCTAATATAAACATTTGCCGCGTCAAAAATGAAAACAGGTCGGTCGTCAGACATGTCAAGATCTTACAAAATGCTAGATAACAAATACAATGTCTTAAAGGATCTGCGAAGCAATAAGACATCCCCTTGATACAGCATGTAACGGATCTTTTGCATGTCTAACTTCTTTGATTTGCAATTGAAATCCTGAACTGCGTAACTTTTTCTCAAAGAGCTCAACGAATCCCTTTGCCTGAGTTGTTCCTCCTGCAATCACTACTGGGAGCGGATCCTTAAACTTAGGCAGTGTCTTGTGACCTTCCATTGTTGCAAAGAGTTGCTTCACAGTATAGTCAATGAGACGATCATAATATGATGATACTGCTGCAAGAACCTGATTGTCATTTGGAACGCCGATTGTAAATTCGCCTGCTTCCTTTTCTGCCTGAACAACAGAGTCTGTCTCCCCTGTTGCAACTGCAGCCATTCTGTCAATCCAGTCTCCGCTCTTTGTTGTTGAGAACTTTACAACAGGTTCACCGTTCAACATCACACAAATGTTAACCATTCCTGCGCCCCAAGAAAGTGCAATTCCAGTGTAATCATCATCTGATAATTCTGAATAACAAAGAGCCTCTGCTTCATTGATTGCACGTGAATCATAGCCGCATTCTTCAAGGATCTTCTTTACAACATCCTCGTGATATCCGACATCAAAGTCATCATCTTCTTGATCGACAGGCTGTGCTGGAATGCAAAAAACTATCTTTTCGCCCTTTTTGCCTGATTTTCCGACGACTTCCTTGAGGATATATGAAAGAATTCTTCTTGCATCTTTTTCCTTCGCAGATACAACACCTCGATACATTGGTCGTTTTGCAGAGTCATTTCGTTCAACTGCTTTCTCAATTGCATCCTTACCCAAGATAATGAATGAACCATCAGCATCTTTTACGAATGTCTTGCCAGCCAGACCCTTTTCGATCATTTTTGATGCAATTGGTGTCGAGGGCTTAATGACATAAAATGCGTCACGAAAGTCTTTGTATTCTACAGAACCTCCTTCACCTTCACGAGAGAGTACGATATATGATGTGCCTACGTCTAATCCTTTAGCCATGATTTTATCTATCCTTTTTCTTTTTCAATTCTGCTAACTTACTTCTTGCAGATGAAATATTGTCTGCAGTCTTTGTGACAATACCGATGTCATTTGTTCCGAATTTTTGAAAATCTTCTGTCGAAATATCTGTTACAAACTTTGCATCGTCTATTTCAACTTGGCGCCGCGGCGCTTTCTTGTCTCTGTTTACTTCAGACACGAATGAACTTGATTCTGTCTTTTTGAATCTGTCAATCAAAGAATCAATCCTGCCAAGGAAATAACCAAATGCGATGCCACCTAAACAAGAAATAATCTGACCATCAATCATCGTCCTGTGCTTCCAAATCCACCTGCTCCGCGAGCTGTCTCAGAAAGATCATCTACTTGTTCGAAGATTGCACGAGAATAATTCGTAAAAATAAGCTGAGCAATCTTATCACCCTTTTTTATCGAATATTCTTTCTTTGACAGATTGACAAGAATGACTTTTACCTCCCCGCGAAAATCTTCATCACAAATCCCAGGCGCATTAAGAACTGTGATTCCGTGTTTAAAAGCAAGACCACTACGCGGACATATCATTCCTACAAAACCTGTTGGAATTGCAATCTTGAGGCCAGTGGCTACCAATTCTCGGTCTCCCGGTCCTAAGATAATATCTTCTGATGATCTAAGATCACATCCTGCTGAGCCTTCAGTTCCATAATCAGGCACTGAATATGCCTCAGAAGAAATCTTGACGTTTAATTCATTCATTTTCATCAACAACATCGTCTTCACTTTCTACATTTAACATATCACCAGGCACAACAGTGTATGCTGCTTCAATGACAGCGTCGATATACGGTTTATATTGCGGATCTTTCATAAGTGCACCAAAATCTGACTTATAGAATTTCTTCTCTTCAATTATCTCGCCAGTTTCAATATCTGAGACTTGAAATTCCTTCCAGGCTCCGGTTCCTGATATATTGATTCTAACTTTTCCGTTTACTAAACCTTTTCGAGGCGCACAATAAGACCTGACTTCATCAAAAATATATTCATCTTCGACGATTCCCTTTCCAAAGATAATATCAAATTCGCACTTTCTAAATGGAATTGCAAGCTTATTCTTTTTGATAGTAACAATAACATGAATGCCTATGACATTACCTGCCTTGTCTTTAACCTGATTGCCTGACGTCAAATACACACGAATTGATGAGTGAAATGGGATTGCTTTCGATTATCACTGAAATTTCTCACAGTGTCGGACTATATCTTCAACCAATTGATTTCATGACTTTACTGCATACCTTGCACTGTACTGGTTGTTCCGCGCTCGAGGTATTTTCTTCTTGCATATGGATAGGTATTGAGTTCAATGTAAGATTACTAATACTAGTCTCTGAACCTTCATCAGGTCACCCTGACGCTTGGCTGCTGATTGTCCAATCTAACTTTTTTTCTGCATTCACGTTCATCGTTGCCAATCGCGTTGTAGCAAAGTTAGCTCTAAGGAGTTTCCAGCAATTCACGGAATTTTATTACGGGAAGCTCAGCTTAGAACCAACCACCCGGGGTCGTATTGTGATTTACGTGCCCATTTGCAACATAGCAATTTCCATCAGGAACAGAGATATCAACAACTTCAATATCTCTGTTAAGACAGAGAACATCCTGTGCGTCCTTTAGCTTTGTCCACTGACCATTGATGAAAACTCTATGATCACCGCTTGCAATCAAGCTACCATGCTGATAGCCTGTCGTCTTTGGCTTTACATAGAATTCATCGATATTTGAGAAACCGTTTGGTGTCTCTACTTGAAGTCCTAAATCTTCTATATTTAGATCTGCTTCTTCTTCAAATGATTCGAATCCCAAAATACCTCCAAGCTCTGAAAATGTGAATTCTCTTTCAACAAATTGTTCATTTAACATCATTTCTTCCTTTCGTTACTTCTAGAAGTTTGGCAAAATTGCTATCCTTCTTAAATCTTACTTTAATTTTTGTCGTGTGCGGATCAACACATGTAGGATCTCCGTATTTTACGCCTATGGCATCTCTAATTTGATTCAAGCATAACAGCGTTACATTATTTTGACCTATAACCCCAGTAATCTTTCGCATTCCCTTTGAAATTACCCTTGCCTGCAGGCCTATTGTATTGTCTTCATATTCACCGTCGAGTTCAGCTTTTGGTGAAGTTGCAGCAACAGAATCCCATACAACTAGAATTGGAACGTTCTTGTCTATAATCTGCTTTGCTTTTAAGATTGTTGATTCAATGATAGAAAACACTTCCTCTGTCATATGTGAATCGCAATAGACAAACCGCTTCTTTACATCGATACCCATCTCTGCTAGCTTGAGTGGATTTACGGCGTTTTCGGTGTCAATATAGACAACTAAGCCGCCAGCCTTTTGTGTATTCAATGCAGCATGAAATGCAAGATGAGACTTTCCAATAGATGGTGCCCCATAAATCTCTATAATTCTTCCTTCAGGATAGCCTCCTCCTGCAAGATTGCGCATCATGTAATTTAACTGAACTGAACCAGAATCAATCCATCGCTTTACAATTGTCGGTGCATCATCCTCTGACAGATTGAATGCGACTCGCGATCCAAATGCCTTATTTAATTCCTTAATGAGCGTGCTACTCATATCATGAACTGAATCATCTGATACTTCAATTTCAGTAGATTCTAGTTTCTTCGATTCAAGCTTTTTCTTAGCCATATTTACAAATCTCACTTTCTTAGTATCAACTGTTGTCTCAGCATCAAGGTGCAAGTCAAGTGCCCTGCTGAAGCATTTTCAGCAGGGCACAGTTGCTATCAGTCTTCCATGAGATCAGCGAAGGCGTCATCGAGTGACTTCTTCTTTGAATCAGGCTTTTTAGCTGGCTTCTTATCAGCCTTGTCAGCAGATGAACTAACCTCTGCAGCAAGTGTTGCCAGTTCATCTATCGGTGTAGGGCCGCGCGACGTGCCTGGTTCATTTGAAGATTCTGCAGAAGCAGTGTCTCCATTCAACCAGTTATTGAGTGTTGCTTCGATCTCCTGTGTTGACTTGAGACGATACATGTCATCGATGTTTGGAATTGACGCCAACCACTTCTGTACGATTTCAGGATCTTCATGCAGCTTATTTGGTCGCCGAGCTGCATCGACAACAGTATCATTGAACTGCTTGCCAGGAGACTTTGATATCGTAACCTTGAGATCGAAACCGTCAACAGGCGAAAGAACATCGCCTACGTCTTCGTCAAGAAAGAATCCAAGCATACGCTGGTAAACCATCTTGCCAAATGCCCAAACGAGAACACCCTTTTCTTCTTCTCCCCTGACAATGACGGGAGCATAGCACCTCATCTTTGCAGACAACTTCTTTGCAAGAATTCTGTCATCGGGCTTACCGCTGCCGTACAGCTTCTTGACGAGGTCGTTGATCGGATCGGGCTTATGAAACTGGTTGGGTGCCAGGATCGCATTATTTTCGCCGATATAATAAAACCAACGTTCTATAAATGGCTGACCTTCTGGTGCATTCTTCCAAGGCAGACATCGAACCTTGTGTTCGCCGAGACCTGGCTTCCACATCTGCACAGATGACGTCTTGTTCGAGCCATTGAGTTCAGAGACACGCTTCCTAATTGCTTCTAGATCTATTCCCATTTTATTATTCCTATTCCTTTGATTGTTTTCATGATCGATGTCATCTTTGCAGAATTGCGAAGAGCAACATCAAACTCCTTATCGGATACACGTACCAATCTACGCTTTGACGCTTCAAATGTTTTTATTTGAAGATCGTCTCTTTTGACTGTGTCAAAAAATTCACTTCCAACGAGCGGAATTATTCTTCCGCTTCTTGGGGCCTGCGCCGGAACCTTTTAGGTCCTCTGACGATGCTCCCAATGGGCCTGTGAAACCTGCGATATTAGCAACAACATTGACTTCGTCCATGTCCTCTTCCTTATCCTTTTCCGATTTTTTATTTTTTGAAGTCTTTGAGAGCAATTGATTCGGCACGCGTGCGTCGTTGACTTCAGCCACGACTTCTGCGATATATTGCCGGAGCAGCTCGTTCATGTGTATAATTAGGCAGTTCTGTCTAATTTTTCTCAGATCTTGTAGTAATAAGATCAGCCATATGAACAGCAATAGTAATTGTTTATGATTTACTTATGAAAGAAGCTATTCAAACATTCATTTGTAAGTTTTGATACAGAATTAAACTTTTGCAGACCAATTTTTATCTTTTTCTTGCATGGAAGCAATGTAGTCAGCAGTCATTATGACAAAAACAAGCGGGTTGATCTTCATACAATAAGGTCTGTTTTCCTCAAGCACAAATCCATCATTGAGCAATATTGCAAGATACTCATCTTTCGTAAGATGCAATCCAAAATACTGACATGTATGAATGCTCCTGTCACGAGTTGACATGTATGACATTTCTTTATTTATCTTATACATCTCACCAAGCTTATCTCGATGCCAATCTGAATCCTGTGCTGTGTAGTAATCTACTACAATTCCATTGTCTTCAATGAGACCACACTTTCCAATATCATGAAGAAGTGCACCAATGATCAATGATTCCCTAGGAATGTCCCAACCAAAAGTCTTACACAGCTTCAATGCATTTCCAAGAACACGAAGCGAGTGGTCTACCAATCCTCCGGGCCATGCAGCATGAAATTCTTTTCTTGATGATGCAGGACAAATAGCAAGACGCTCACCGAGGTGATCCACCAGGGCGAGCGCTTCTTCTGATCTGTCTCCGATTTTCTCAAAGAAAGAACGATACTTGTCGAAATTTGATGTGATGTCTTCAGGTGAAAGAGTCATGCATCAATTGTAGAATGCGTAAAGACGGATGTTTAAAAATCGTCTTCGTCTGATTCATCTGCAATTGCTAGCTTTCGTATTGCATCGAGACCTCGTGCCTGTCCATTTGAAGAATCAGATCCAACAACGAGAGCAACAGGAACACGGTCAGCATTTACAGCAGTACAAGCTTCGAAGCCGCTGCCAAGAACTTCATCACCATATTTTAGTTTTTCTCCGTCTACCTTTAACAAATCAGCTACGACATCAACACGCTTGTTCTTATACTCCTTCATCTTGACTGATCCTGCGAGAAGATAAACGACTACAGACTTGTAAGTCTTGAATGTCTCGGCCGGGCCATCGTTATCTTCGCCAATTGCATCTGCGGAACTAAGATCATATGCACCTTCATCAACGGCTCGCTCGATCTCTTCTTTGATAATTCTTCGTAGCTGTGTTGCTG